CGCAGGTCGGGCAATCATTGCCACGGCATGGAACGCGGCGTTAACAACACTCGGATTTTTCTAGAGCAAGGTGCAAAAATGAGCGACATCCCACAATCACCACCCGAAGACGCGTTGCTAGGCCTAGTCGGTTATTTTGTGATGGTCCTTTGCGTTCTTTGGGTTCTGCTTTTAATCGCTAACCTGTAGGTGGACTTATGCCTAGTTTTTTATCAATGATCATAATGGCCGTTTGGGTGTTCCTCACGGAGACAATTCCTGGGCTGTTTAAACGCAAAAAGAAATAACCATGACATTGATTGCAGTCGAAACAAACTACACAGCAGGATCGACCACGCTTAAAGCTTGGCCTAGTGGCAGTTCATCCAATAGTGTGACGTTGGTTGAGGGGCCAACAGGATTGTACAAGGGCACGCTGGATGATGCTTACGGAACGATTTGGTATGCGTTTGAGGGAGCGGGTGCGCCAGCGAGTTGGGCAGTACCGAAGCGGGTTTTTGATCTCAATCTAGCTAGGGTCGCTAACGCTGCTAATGCTGGCGGCGTCGTCAGTGTATCGCAGCCTGTCTCGACTGATGGAAATCTAATTTATCCGATTGTGATTGGTGACGATTACCTAGTAGCCAATGGGCGAGCGTTTGAGTGGACGATACCAGCAGTGACAGGCTTCAGCGTTGCCAGTTCGACTTGCACGTTTGGGGGCAAGTACGTAGCTGATGGCGTTACGCATTCTTGGCTTGTCACTGGTACTGTTTCAGACGTTGGAAGCGGGCAGTGGAAGCTATCGTACAATCTCCCTAAGACTGCCACGCAAGCACTCGTTGCAGCTTACTACGTTTGGTCTGTCGAGATCGCGCAGAGTGGGACTGAGATAACGCGTGTGCGAGCGGGCAAGAACGTGCAACTGATGGAGAAGCAGACATGATCGATCAGCGACCAGGCACGACACCCCTCCCCCGGGGACAAAAGGTACTCCGGCGACTTTGGTTTGGTGAGCCGCGACCGAAGGACTCGAAAAACGTGCACTCAGTTCGCTAGATTCCTGATTTCCGAGCGGGGTAGGGGAAGGTGTTTCGCATAAAAAACAGGCAAGACTTGGCAATGGCAGGCAGAGCGGTTCGGGAGTCCTGGGATTACGACCGAAAGGAAATGGTTCAGGCACTTATCGACGCTCGGAATATGTTCCCCGAGATGGCGGTCGATATTGCGAAAGTGTTTTTGCTTGCCGATGCGGTGGCAATAAAACAAGACGAAGTGGAAATTAAACGCGAGAAACTGGAGCTAGAAAAACGGAAGTATGACGACGCTATTCGAATCAAACTTATTGACCTCGCTCTCGCTGCCGGAGTTGTTCCGGCTAACGGAGGAAAAGTTATCGAGTCGAATCCAGTCAAGTGAGAGCCAAGCAGATGCGGAGGGCGTCGATATTCGCCGAATGCGTAAAAAGCGTTCATCTGAATGCGAGATCAAGATTCGCGAGCCAAAGGACATGCAACGGCGAGAACGCTGCTTGGCTGATCCAGAGCTGTTCCTGACGACTTACTTCAAACGGATCTTCTACAACCCGTTCGCATCGCATCATCGTCGAATGATCCAAGCAATCTATGACCGTGCGTTCACTGGAGGCGATAAAGCGGTCGCAGCTCCTAGAGGTGACGGCAAAAGTCAGATCACTATCTGTATGGGGATCTACTGTTTCCACGCAACGCCAATTTGCTTCCCAGTGATAATCGGCCAGACTTCCCCAAAGGCCAGGAAGCTATTCCAGCAGGTCAAAAGCAAGTACGAGAACGGGACAAAGTATCCTGAATTTGCTGGCGACTTCCCTGAAGTCTGCGATCCGGTGACGGCGTTACGCGGTGCGCCACAGAGGGCACCGCATCAATGGTATTGGCACAATGGAGAGCAAACGCTCGTCAATCTGCAATGGAAGCAAGACGGTATTGTATTGCCGACAATCGAGACGGAGTGGGGTAATCTCGCATCAGGCAATCGGCTTGTTTACTTCGGGCTGGATGGTGCAATCCGAGGCGAAGGCTTCGAGGAAATGCGTCCCGACTTGGCAATTGTCGACGATCCAGAAACGCGGGAGATTGCGTTCAGTCCAACGAATCGCTTTGAGGCCGTTGAGGAAATGATTGACGGCGACGTTGCTGGTTTAGCCGGTCCAGATCGCGTCATTGCTCGCGTGGTTTTGACGACGATTCAGAACGCAGTTTGCTATTCAGCAAAGGTCACTGACGCAAAACGCAAGCCGGCGTTTGAAGGCGAACGACACGGCTGGCTTAAGACGTATCCAGACAAAATGGACTTATGGGAAGAGTACATTTCACTGCGGCACAAAGATAAGTACGAAGGCTTGCGGCACTCTCCTAACGCAGCAGAATTCTATCTGACTCGCAAGGACGAAATGCAGGAAGGTTGCATCGTCAACAACCCGTACCGATTTATTTCGGCACAAGACGAGGAAGGGAATCAGCTAGAACATGATGCGATCCAAGCATTCTTCAACCGCGTTGCCGATTACGGTTGGCCTCGCGTCTTGGCAGAATACCAAAACGAACCAGAAGCCGAAGAACAGTCTGATACGATTGGGATTACCGAGGGCATGGTAGCGGCTCGCATGTCAGGCCGTCCGCATAAGGAACTGCCTTCCGCTGGTCACAAGATCACGCTTGGCGTTGACGTTGGCAAGTACAAGCTGGACTTCGTTAAGATCGCTTTCGAGGGCAACGCGGTCGGAACTGTGATTGACTATGGTGAATGGAAAGTCCAAGGAACTGAAAAAGGCACAAGCGAAGAGAACGTATTGATTGCGATCATGCGAGCGTTGCGAGAGTTGCGAATCTACGCGATGGGTGACAGTCCACCAGACTTGGCGTTTGTCGATTCAGGCGACTATTCCCAAGCCATTTATTCGTTCGTTAAAGAAGCTGGGCAACCTTGGTTTGCTACGAAGGGAAGTGACTCAGATCGAATGGGGTTCAGCGGTAAGGACACGCAAGAACGGCAATACTTCGAGCAAGTGCGGGCGGACTTTGATCGAACCAACAAACTGACGTTGTTCAATCTCAATTCACCCTACTGGAAAGAGCAAGTTCACCAGCGGTTTATCACGCAAACTTTTGATGACTCGCATCAGTTCAATGCGGGTTCGTTGTCGCTCTGGTCTAGCTCAGACTTGAAAGCACATGCTGCATTCGCAAGGCAGATCACTGCCGAAACGCTGATTCTTAAGGACGGCAAAAAGAAGTGGCAAGTTAACAGCAGAGACAATCACAAACTTGATGCGACGGCTTACGCACTGGCGGCGGCTGGGTGCTTGGGCATCAGGGTAATTCCGAAGCAGTTGCCACGACCGGCAGCGACAAGCAACCCGCAACCAACCGGAAACAAGCCGACACGATTCAAGGAAAGGGCAGGCGGATGGATACCAAAAAGAACGAGGAGCTAAACATGGAATCGACGATCAGTAGAAAGCAACAGCCAGCGGTAAAGGTAATCGTTTCGCGGGGCAGTGAACCAGTTCCCAAATGCAGGACGTTTTCCGCGAAACCTTGCACGAATTGCGAAACGGAACGCGAATCAAATCCAACCAAGCGGGGTAAGAACTACTCACGAGTGTATGGTCGTAGTGGCAACGTGCGGTACTGTCGATGCAGCAACTGCAACCATACTTGGAAGGACACGAATAACCAATAGTTTGCGAGCTATTCAGCCAAGCTGAATTGAAGCGATAGCGAAACACTACCGGCCTATTATGTTTGGGGAATGGCAAGTTCCGCAAGCTTACTCGCACAAGTCGAAGCAGCAATCGAAGCACTCTTAACCGGGGGTGCGTCGAGCTATTCTATTGGTGCTAGGTCAGTTTCTAAACTGGACCTGAAGACGCTTTTCGAAGAGCGCAACATTCTTCAAATGCAAGTGCAACGCGAGTCCGGCTCCGGTGGCTTTTCGCTTGCACGTATTGGGAGACAGTCCCGATGATTGGCGAAGCACTCGACAGGCTGATCGGCATTTTCTCACCAGCGGCGTTAGTTCGGCGTTCGCACGCACGGCGTATCAGTCGATCCTACCAAGGTGCTGAACAGCGACCAACTAGCCACAACCGCAACCCAAAAAATCATTCAGCCGATCAAGAAATGGTTGGTCCGTTCGGGGCCGATAAGCTTCGAGCGTGGGGACGAAGCCTGGTTCGGGACAACGCTTATGCCTGGGGCGTGGTCGATACGATTGTTTCATCCGTGGTCGGGTGCGGCATCAAGTGCCAATCGATATTCGAGACACCTGAAGGCGACGACATCGAGGACGTGAACGACCAACGGGATAAGAAATGGGCCGAATGGTGCAAGGTATGCGAGATCAACGGGCAGTACACTTTCGAAGAACTGCAAGCCATTTGCAAAAGAGAGATGGTTGAAGCGGGCGAAGTCCTTATCCGCAAAATCAAGACGCCAAGCACGACACATCGCGGAATCTATCGGCCTGTTCCGTTCGCTCTCGAAATCATTGAAGCGGATCGGCTAGCGGGTGACAAGGATAATTACACGGCTCGCATTGCAGCGGACGGTGATAACCGTATCGTTCGCGGCGTTGAGTTGGATCGATACGGCAAGCCTGTTGCATACTGGATTTACGCGGACCATCCGTTGGCACCATACGCATTCACTCGGACTCCTGAGCGAATACCGGCGGACGAGATCATTCATTTGTTCCGTCGCGACCGCGTTGGGCAGACTCGCGGTGTTACTTGGTTCGCTCCGGTGATGACCGACATTCGCGACATCGGCGTTTATATCGACAACGAACTTCAAGCTTCGGCAATCGCTTCTTGCTTTACCGCGTTTATCAAATCCGATTCGCCACTCGGAAGCCTGATCGATCCAAGCGGGGCCGAGTCCACAGACGATGCAGGGAACAATCTCGACTACCTTCAGCCGGGGATTATCACACGGCTGAAAACAAACGAGTCAATCGACTTTGCGAATCCAGGCAGACCAAACAGTGCAAGCGAACCGTGGATCTCCTTGATCCTTCGAGGGATCGCTGTTGGTACTGGCCTGAGCTACGAAATCGTCGCAAGGGACTATTCCAAAACAAACTATTCCGCATCAAGGACGAGCCAACTAGAGGACCGTAGGCGTTTTCGAAGATGGCAATCGTACTTGGTCAACAACCTATGCCAACCTGTTCGAGATGCGTTTGCGGATGCGGCGGCACTTGGCGGACTGGATGCGTTCGCGACATCGGCAGACTTACTGGACGACAGACGCAAGCATGATCCTGTCGAATGGCAAACACCGGAATGGGAATGGGTCGATCCATCAGTCGAGCAAGCAGCGGCAAAGGACTCAATCACTTCCTTTATGTCGGACTATCAAACAGAACTTGGCTCTCGCGGTCGTTCGTGGCGTGCGGTTTTTTACCAGCGAGCCAAAGAGGAAAAGCTTCGCAAGCAGTTAGGACTTCTGACACCGGAAGAGGTGACGGCCAACATGATGGCGGCACAGACTGCAAGCAACGCTCCGGCAGCAACAGGCGAAGCGACTGCAAACGTAGCATCACAGGCACTCAATGGCGCACAAGTAACAAGCCTTGTAGACGTAATTACGCAGGTCGGTACTGGAGCCATGCCAAAGGAAACAGCCAAGCCGGTATTGGCAGCAGCGTTCCCGGCCTTTAGTCCAGAACTTATCGATTCCATTATTGATCCGATCATGCCTGGCAGTATTGCGGCGGACGGCGTTCCATCGGCAGCCGGTCCTATCGGTGCTGACGGAACAGCAGCACCCAGCGGCGTGTATATGGGACTGTCAACGCAACAGTGGAACCGCAATCGAAAGGCGATCCAGAAGACTCTAGACGAGTTTGCAGCGGGCACGATGGGCGAAGCGACGGCAAGAGTATTCCTAGCCTCGGTCGGAATGCCAGAGGCGGACATCAACATCTTGATCACGGACGCAGGCGACGGATCGCTAGAGACTCAACTACCAGCGGACGAGGTGACTGCAAATGTCTAATCGAAAGAGCAAGCTACCTCCGGTCAAGTCGCCTTCGCTGATCATGCGTTTTGTCGCGGCTAGCGGGTCGCCTGGAATTGCAGTTGTCGCAACAGAGACTCCGGTCGAACGCTTCGACGACGCTCGCGGCTGTGTCGTGAAGGAAGTTCTGTTGATGGATGGCTGCGTATTTCGTGGCGGCCGAAACCAGATTCCTATCGTCGATTCGCATGATGATTCAACCGTTCGCAACATCTTTGGCAGCGTGCAGAATCTCCAGATCAATCGAACGACTGGCGAGCTATTCGGCACTCCTTCGTTTGCTTCTGATGGCGAGTCACAAGTCATTGCAGGCCGATTGAACGAAGGGCACATAACAGACTTTTCCATTACGGCCATTCCGATTGAAGGCATCTTCATTCAGAGGGGCCAATCCTACACAACGCCAAGGGGCGAAGTAATTGACGGTCCAGCACAAATCTACACGAGCTGGACCCCTCACAACGCAAGCATTTGTGCAACGGGCGCAGATGTGAATTCTCATGTTCGTCGGTCTTACTCAGACCTAAGAAGAAAGGTTTCTCGAATGGACGAAGCGCTAATGGCTCAATTGTCCTCTCTTGGTCTGCCCGAAGGTATGACCGATCCTAACCAAGCTCTTTTATGGATGGCTGGAAAGCTATCTGCGGGCAAGTCGCCGGAAGTTTCACCAGTGGAAAACATGGAAAAGCCTGTCGAGCCTGTTGCTACTCCGGTCGCTGAAGTCAAGCCGGTTGAAAACATGGGTGACGTGAAAGAAGAAGTCGCTCGCGCACTTAAGGGAGCAACGGAGAGACGCAAAACAATCCAAGCAGATTGCAAGCTACAGCGGCTGGAACGAGCATTCGCTGACGAGCTTTGTGATTCTGATTTCGACATCAACGAAGCTCGTGTAAGGATACTACGAAAAGTGGCAACAAGAGAACTCGAAACTACTCCCTCGGGAGATCGCGTTGAAGTTACCGGCTCAAGCGATGACAAGTTCTATAACGCCGTTCGCGACGGTCTGATCATGCGGTCGGCAAGAAACACTGGCATCAAAAAGCTATTTGCGGAAGGCGAGAAGCCAGCCGAAGGGCACAAAGACTTCGAGCAGCTTGGATTCAAGCGAATTGCTGAACAGTTCCTTATTCGTCGCGGCGTGAACACTTCGCGAATGAACGATCCGGACATTGCCAAACTGGCGATGGGCAACCGCGAATTGATGCGACGACATCGCATCGAACGCGATGCGTACCACACCACTGGCAGTTTCTCGAATCTGCTTTTAGATGCAGCAAGCAAGACGCTTTTAGCAGCATACGAAGAAGCTCCTTACACTTGGAATCTTTGGGCACGTCAAGCGTCAAGCGTGCCAGACTTCAAGGCGATCAACCGAATTCGATTCAGCGAAGCTCCTAACTTGGAAATCGTTCCCGAGCGACACGAGTACCCAGAAAAGACGATGAGCGATTCCCGCGAATCGTACTCACCAGACAAGTACGGTGCAATGTTTTCGGTATCGTGGGAGACGGTTATCAATGACGACATGGACGCGATCAGTCGGATTCCTGCGATGCACGGCAACGCCGCACGACGCCAACAGAATCGTGCCGTGTATTCGGTGCTAACTGCTAATGCGAACATGGGCGACACCGGGGCACTGTTCAACACGACAGCCGTAACAACTGCGGGCGGTCACGCGAACAACTCAGGTGCGCCAGCGGTGATCTCAGCGACAACGCTAAACACTGCTTACGCTTCGATGATGCGGCAGACAGGGCTTAATAGTTCTGTGATCCTCAACATTCAGCCAAGCTTCTTAATTGTCCCTGCATCGATCTCACACACTGCTTTGCAGTTTGTTAATTCGATTGCTGATCCAGGTGCTGGCGGCAGTGCAGCAGGCAACAGCAACACGCTGAACATTTACGGGCCTCAAGGCATGAGGACGCTCAAGGTAATCATTGAGCCTCAGCTTGATGCGAACTCTGCTAGCGTTTGGTACTTGGCTGCTGACTACTCGCAAGTTGACACCGTGGAACTCGCGTTCTTGCAAGGCGAAGAAAGCCCAGTGCTTGAATCCGACTGGGACATGACCAAGGACGTGTACATCTACAAGATTCGTCAAACGTTCGGCGTTAAGGCGATCGACTACCGAGGACTGTACCGCAATTCGTAATCGTCCACACGACGAGCAAAACCAGCCCAGTTAATCCGACTGGGCTGAATGGCTGGCAACTAAATCAAATCACTTTAGGAATCAATAAATCATGGCAGGAATTCAAGACTTTTCAGTATTTGAGGACGACTTTTATGGCACGGGAGTTATCCCAACCTCGCTAACTGCTGGCAGCACATGGAAGGCTACCGAGACATCGGCGGCTGGTGCGCCAACAATCGCCAATGTAACGCCAGCAAACTGCGGTGAGATCGCGTTGACAATGGCGGCAACGAACGAAGTCGAAAACCTTTGCGTAGACTTCGGGGACATCCTGAGCGTTGACATCGATAACATTCTGTCGATGGAAATCAGAGCAAGAGTAAGCGGTTGCACTAGCGGCACTACGATTGCGTTTGGTTTGCAGTCAGCTCGAAATGACGACACCAATGCAACTACTCTGAATTGCATGTTCAAGTTGATTGGTGCGACATCGACCACGGCAGTAGTCATTGAGACGGACGACAACGTAATCGATAATAACACGATCGCGACCGGCCAGACACTCGCGACCGTTTACAAGCGATTCTTTATCGACTTTAGCGGTGGCAAGTCGAACATCAAGTTCTATATCGATGGTGTTCGATGCGCAGCCGACAGGGTGTTTTCGATGGCTAACACGACTTCATCCGTGCAGCCGTTCTTCCAAGTTCAGAAGACGGCCACGGTCGCTGTTGATGCGTTGACGATTGACTACGTTCGCATCGAGTGCAAGCGGTAAGCTGTGTCACTTCACGACATGATTCAAAGCGATGCAAGCACTGTGTTTTGCAACGCTAATGACCACGCGGAACCCGTCACGTACTACAAGCGTGACGGGCGTTCGCGGATCATCAATGCAGTCGTGGAGCGTCAAGCGTTGCAGCTACTCAACGAAGACGGAGACAACATTATCCCTATCTTCGAAATCCACGTTAAGAACGATTCCGTTCTCGGAATCAGTAGCGATGAACTGAACCTAGGCGGCGACTCGTTGGACTTCGCTATTCGCGTTGGTCAAGCCAAGTCGCTTCGAACTATCACGAAGCTGCTCGGTCACGACGAAGGAATGCTGATCCTCGAATGTCGCTAACGGTGCTGGAACGAATCACGAGGGTACTGAGGACGCGGCTTGAGCTGCTGCTAAATCAGTCCACGTACAACACGAATGTTTGCGAGGTCATTCGTCCGGTTCGCTTAGATGATTACACGCCAAAGAATTTGCAGATTGTGCTAACGAAGGGAGTGGATGAAGTGATCGACGAACTCAGCTACCCTGGCAATCCTCCATCCGTCGCGCACAAGGTTACGTTCAATATTCGTTGCCACGTAATGACCGATGAGCAAGATTGCGACCCTATCGATTACGTGGTCGATATGTTTGCGGCAGACGTTCAAAGGGTGGTTGTCGGAACTGATTCGACTTGGCATACGTTTGGGAATCTCGCGGTGCATTCCGAGTTTGGAAACTACGAACCCATCGCGGCGGAAGGCGGAATCGATGGCGTTAATGTCCCTGTCTTGATTACGTTCCGTCACAGCGAAGGCAACCCATACGAGGTGCGAGCATGATCGGAGTAACGATCAGTCAAGCAAGCGTGGATGCAGTCAAGAAGGCACTTGGCGACAGAGCCAAGCAATACAAGATTCACATTGCAGCAGCGATCAATGCAACGTCAAAGCAAGCCAAAATACTAACGGCTCGCGAGTTAAAAACAGAGATGCCAACGGTCAGTATCAAGGCTTTGAAAAGCACGTTGTTTATCAAGACGAAAGCCTACCCGTCAGACCTCAAGGGCGTGCTGAAAGTGTACCCAGGCAAAGCTATCTCGATCAAGTATTTCAACGCAACACAGAGAGCTGGCGGCGTGTCGTACAAGATCGCTCCTCGCCTCAAGGGCGATGCGTTTATCCCGCGTGCGTTCATCATTAAGAAGTTTGGAGGCCATGTGTTCTTGCGAACGACTTTCGGCAAAGGATCAAGACGCGGTCCTCTGAAAAAGCAAGTCGGACCATCAACAGCAGACGCATTCGCGAAGCTCGGCATCGAACAAAAGATTATCGAGATGGCAAAGACGGAACTGCCAAAGCAGATCAACGAACGAATCAGATTCCTAAACCTTAAAGCGTCCGGCGGACTCAGGGGAAAACAAAAATGACACTACTCAAACGCAAACGTGTAATTGCAGCGAAGATCGAAACAACCGTCGGCACTGCGATATCAGTTGCGGCTTCCGATGCGACATATAACGCATACGATATTTTGATTCAACCTGAAATCGAGATCAATCCGAGAGAGGGTCAAGCAGGGTTTGGGATGCTGCCTGGCGTCACTGGAGGATACAAAGGCAAGGCAACTTTTAAAACAGATGCGGGATGGGACGGCACGGCAACAGAGCCAGAGTGGGCCGATACGTTTCTACCGGCTTGCGGCTTCGTCAAGACTGGACAGGTATTTAATCCAGTGACCGAGGCACCTGGAGCGAACGTCAAGACGCTGACAATTTACTGCTATCAAGATGGCATGATTAAAGGCATTAGCGGTGCGGTCGGCAACGGAAAGCTTATCAGCCCAACCGGAAAAGATGCCTACTGGGAATGGGAGTTTAGCGGCGTTTGGATTCCGCCAACGGATGGAGCTATTCTCGCTCCGACATACGCGACGGCACTGCCTTTGCGGTACGCAAGTTCGACGACAACGTACAACAGCGTTGCGTTGCTGCTATCGAATTTAACCCTCGACTTCGGAAACGAAGTTGTGATGAGAGAATCGCCAGCGACTGTGGGCGGTTTCATCGCAGGCATTATCACAAATCGCAACCCAAAGGTGACGTGCGATCCAGAATCGAAGCTAGTCGCCACCCGCGACCCATACAAACAATTCCTTGACTCGACAGAAGCGGCGTTGACATGGAGCCTTGATGGGCCAACCAACAGCGTTATGACATTCACGGCACCCAAGGCACAGATCATTAAAGTGACCGAAGCGGACCGAAACAAGCTTGTGACTGATGCGATTGAATTTCAGTTGAATCGCAACGGCTCGACTGTTGATCGCGAACTATCTATTACCTTCACAGCAGCGGTTTAATTCAGATGCCAATGTTCTTGGAACCAGATTGCAAGTTCTCAATCGTCCTGAAATTCGACGAGGGGAAGCCTGTCGAATCACGGCCTACGTTCTTCGCCAAGTCGTTATCGATGCGGCAACAAACGAAGCTATCGAAGGCTCTCGACGATGCGTTTTCCCTTGAGTCAACCGAAGAGATTTTTGACGCGACATGCGGACTACTCAACGAGTATTTGACAGGCTTCAAAAACATGGGCAGCATTGCACCAGGAACGGACTACCAGGAGTTTCTTTCGCATGAGGAAGCCAGGGAACTGTTGCGGAAGGTGCTTGCCAATCAACACGTAACACCGGATGAAAAAAAAAGCTAAGAGTAGCGGCAGCAATTAGGCAGGGATTACTTTGCCGAACTTGCACTAGCCGAACCTGCAAGGATCTCGGAACCGATGCGGAACCGATCGAGATTGAATGTCCAGTCTGTAAAAGCGAAGGGTGCGAGCACTGCAAAATGGGAACGATCACAATCACTGGATGCCCAAACGCATATTGCAGCGAGATCGTTCCGCTAACGACTGTTGCGGATCTATTCGCAAAAGGTATCCCGCCGATTGCTGGTGGTTCTCTCGATCAATCAGCGTGGTTTCTCGAAGCCAATCGAATCTTGCAAAACGAAGATGCAACGATAGGAAAAAACTCGAATGAGTAACAGTATCGAGATCCTAATCGAAGCCGACAATCAAGCCTCTAAGACGTTCGAGCAAGTCACGAAGGACGCTGACACAAACGTTAAGAACATCAAAGGCATTGGTGAAAAAGCAAAGAAGTCTACTGAGTTTGTTGGCGTGCTCGCTAATGCGTTGGGCGGTTCGGAGTTGGGCCAGTTTGCTCAACAGCTTGGATCGATCACAGAGAAGACAAGCCAGTTTGCTGAGGTCTCGAAGACGGGCGGTGCTGGTGCAATGGCGTTTAAGGCAGGCTTGGTTGCGGCTGTTGCTGTGATTGCTTTTCAAGTTGGTTCGGCAATAGGCAACGCAATTTTCCAGACGGCAAAATGGGCGGAGAAGCTAAAGGAATCAGCCGATCGAGCAAAGGAACTTGCGTCGGAATCAGCAAAAGTAAATGCGATAAGACTCTCCGATACCAAGGAGGACATTGAACTTATTAGCGATCCAGCCGAGAAACGAAAGGCACTCGAAGCACTTTTTAAAGCAACGCAAAAAGAGTTGATTGGAACTGAGAACCAAGTTAAGCAATCGAAAAAAGAGGTGGAGGCATGGAACGCTGCATGGTTTAAGACTGGCAATCGCGCGGCTTTTTCCGTGCAAGCTAATGCGAAACTTGAAGACGACAAGGCAAGGCTAAAGGTACTCCAAGACGAAACGTTAGCACAGCAACGTTTACTAAACGACCGCACAGCAAACAACGAAGCACTCAAGAAGAGCAACGCACTAAAGAGCCAAGATGAAGCGTACTTGGAAGGACTGCGAAAAGAACTCGAGTTGCTGACAGCGAAAGACAAGCTGGGCGTAAAAGCAAAGCAAAGCACTAATTCCGACGACGCGGAGGAAAAGGCGTCTGGGCTGCTAAAGCAAATTGAAGCGGCAAAAACAAAAGAAGAAGCGGACAAGCTTGCGATCTCGACAACTAAGGACTTAACCAAAAAGTCCGATGACTACATCGCAGGCCTCCGCAAAGAAGTCGATCTACTTAGAGCCAAGAAGGAAGAGATCGCAGGCGTCCAGGCTACTCAAAATACATTCGGGGATGCAGCCAAGTCCGAAGCCGAAAAGCTAATCAAAGAGCGGGACATGCTCAAAGAGAAAGCCGACACCGAAAAGAAAGCAGCCGATCAAAAAGCCCAACAGATCCAGAAGATTGCGGACCTTAAGCAATCCGAACTTGACAAGCTAGCCGAGGAACAAGTCCTACTGACTCAAGGCAAGGAGGCCGCTCATGCTTTTAATCTTGAGAAGCAAGGGCTTTCAAAGGAAGACGCGAAGTCGATTGCAAGGCAGCAGGCCGTGAACGACAAGCTGAAAGCAAAGCCAGAAACAAAATCAAACATCGACACAGCATTGCAAGCCAGCGAATCTCGGCTGTTAACTCGCGGCACTGACAACGAGTCGCAGAAGATCGCAGAGGCAACGCAGGCATCGTCGCTTGCACTGCAAAGCATGCTGGCCGTTATGTTGCCGTCGCTTCCAAATCTCACTGGCATCAATGACCTAAGGGGACTAATGGCCATCATTGCCAAGAACACTGACAACGAATATGCAAAGGTCGGTGATTAAATGGGAATCGTAGCTGTGTCCTATATGTGGTCGAAAGATACATCGACCGCAACACTTAGCGAAAACAATCAAAAGCTAACCGTAACGTTTCAGGAAGCGTACCAAGTCGTGACAACTCACGACGCGACCTACGCACAAGTCTATTCGGCAGCGGACCCAACAACAGGCGTAAGGATTCCGTATCGTGCCGAGTCGTTTCCAGGCTTCAATTACGTTTACGCAAAGTCTGTTACACCAGTGCGAGTCAGTCCAATTCTTTGGATGGTGACATGCGACTATGAAGGCGAAATGGGCCAGACTCCAATCGACAGCCCGCTAAATAAGCCCACTCAAATATCGTGGAGCGACACGGCAACGATGGAAGAACTTGACCAAGATTTTGACGGCGGACCGCTTGTCAATGCGAACGGAGAACCGATTAAAGGAATCAAGACTGAGCTAGTTGACGATGTACTGACGCTGAAAAGAAACTTTTTGACATTCAGCCCCTACGTTCGTGGCATGTATCGAAAGGCCGTTAACTCCGATACGTTTGCTGAATGGCCACCGGGCACTGCAAAGGTCAAGCAGTTCGACGCTACCAACGTGACTGACGACAGCCTGGGCGTTGCGTACTGGCAAGTGACGTTTAAGGTTCAGTTCCGCTATCCGTACAACACGACACCAGCTAAAGCTTGGTACTCTCGAACGCTTCACCAAGGGTTCTACGAGCGTCGGACAGCGGCGACGAATCCAACGCGGGCGATTGATCTAATCACAAAAGAACCAGTCGTAAAGCCCATCATGCTGGCGGCAAACGGTACTCGCGTTACAGATCCAGCAAACGCATTTTTCATCGAAAAGAAACTCTACGACTCACTTCCATTCAACGCACTAGGATTCTAATAATGGCAGCTCTATCAGGTATAACAGCGGTCAGGCCGACAGCCGACACGACTTACAAACGCGGCGTATATGGTGCAACGATTTCGGCTGGTCAGTCGCTTTATCTTGACAGTGCCGACACAAAATGGAAGCTAGCCGATTGCAACGCAACGGCGGCTATTGCAGCGATTGCAGGCATAGCAATAACGCCGGGTGTACTGGACGGGTCTGGACTGATCGCAACAGGCGGATCGGTAATTCTCGTCGGAACAACGATGGCAGTTGGTACTATTTATCTTGTCGGCCAAACTCCTGGTTCTATCGTCCCCGATGCTGATTTGGTGACATCCGATATCGTGAGCCAGATCGGCATCGGCAAGACCGCAACCGAACTTGTGATCGGACTCATTGCGAGCGGAATAGTCCACGCATAATGGCAAAGCGTAAAGCGTTTTCAAACGATCAGCTTGAACGAGTCTGGAAAGCAACCAAGGCTTTTGAACAGGCTGCGCAATCGAAGCTAGACGAGTTTATTCCGAACGTCCAAACGCCAACATACTTTCGCAACGACTCGGCACAAACAGTTCCGCCGTACGGATTGATGCAAGTCAGTGGAGCAATCGAACTTGTCGCCAACGGTCAGAACTTTGTAAGCGTAATTCGGCCAGTAACGACCGGAGCCAATCAAGGCATCTACCTAATCAATGGTTCTGCGGAGGTCCTGACGAATGAATTCGGCACAGCACAAAGCGGGCCAGTGTTTCGACTGCTGCATGATGGGACGGCATACGTGAGCGGTGATAGGCTGAGCGTCAAGACGGCAACGTTTACGGCAACTTACGGCGGTTACTTTAGCGTGATCGGTCCTGATGACATCGCATCGAATATCGTTCGAGTTGTGTGCGATACATCGATGTTTCGCGGTAAGACGATTGCCATCCTCGCGGTCGGTACTCCGGGCAACGTCAACGCTTACGATGCGGCTGGAACGATCACGGCAAAGCAGTATTTAGCGGAGACGGTCGTCAGTAATATTGCGGCAACAACTGACGTTTTACTTTTCCCGATGTACGGCAGACTGCTCGCTTTGAAGGTTTGTTAGTATGGCTTCGATTGGTGATTGTTGCTGTGACAATATTTGTCCTAGCTGCAATGCGTACTTAGCCGCTTATTACGATTCGGCATTTACTTTCAACGGCACTACGAAAACCGTTCGTATCAATAAATTCTTGTCGGCAACCTGCCCCAATTACTCTGGCTATCTATGCTGGTCAGCAGCCTCGGCCTTAATCGATAGCTGCGAGCTTGAATATCAGCCAGTAGCCAACGCTAGCACGGTTCAGTGCACGTATTGTTTCGACGGCACTAATTACATTGGCAAGCCAGAGTGGACGCAGTTAATTCAATCGTCACACGCAAAGGGATCAATCGCACGTTGGGATAAAACCGCCTACAGTGCCCAAGTCGATCTGGTTTTCCTCTCGACAACGAAATATCGTCTGG